TCCGGATATGATTCTGATGAACGAGAAGCAGCGTAACGGGGAAAGTACGGACTGGTATCCGTTCTGGTTCCATAGGGATTCAAGTCAATTCATAGAACGTTTTGGAGGCCAACCAAGTGACTACGATAACCGAGGAAGATTTCAGGCATCGGTGTGAGGTCTGGCAGGTTCTTAGATGGAGAGCAGAAAACCGCGACAAAGCAGTGAGTTATCTTAATTTAGTACGACAAAGACGGGATGAAGCTGCTGCAAACAAGCTAGAACGCGACACTAAAGAGCAGTGGGCTAAGGGTAATAGAGGTATTAAAGGAGATTGGCGTTGAGAGCTTACAGGGTAGATGGGAACCAGAAGGCTATTGTTGCTGCATTAAGAGCTGAGGGTTTTGTAGTCCAGCACTTGCATAAGGTAGGGGAAGGTTGTCCAGACTTGCTGATCGGGCATAGCGTTAACGGTAGACCTTATAACGTCCTGCTAGAACTCAAGGATGGAGATGGGAAGCTAACGCCTCAGCAGGTTATCTGGCATGCCGGATGGAGAGGTCAAGTAGCTGTTGTGAATAATGCTAAAGATGCAATTGAAGCGGTTAAAAATGCCTGCAAATAAAAAACCAAGAAAAGCTAAAAAGTATGTACCAAGAACATTACCACTGACGATCAGGCATAACGCAGAATCAGAGACAGCTTTGCAACTAGCCCCTCATGCGGAACTAATGAAGCTAAGAGAGGGCTACGGAGACGAGTTTAGCTGGAATACGATAGTCGCTAGGCTAAATATTGGGTTAGTGGCTGCTAACGCTGCTGGCAAGGAAGATCAGGCCAAGGAGATACGTATAGGGCTAGATGCCATGCTAAAGGTACAGACTAGGTACGAGAAAACTGGCAAATGGGGCTTATCTGGTAGCGATTTAAGGGAAGTTGGGGACGGGCTGGTGCTTACTGATAACTTACAGCTATCGTTGACAAGAAAGCAATTTGTTCAGGCTATCGACTATGTATGGCAACACGCTGCTAAATAAAATCTATCGAAATCTTCTGCTTGATAGGAATAAATGTGTTGCATGGTCGGAATACTATGCTATAGTTCACTCACAGCAGCACAATATTAATCAACTAGGAGCTGAATATGCAAATTACATACACAAACGATTACCGGATCGCAGTAGTAAACGAATTCGGCGAAACACTGAAGGCGTTTAACCAGTGTGACGAAGACCGTGCTTACGATTTCTTCCTGTCGTGCCTTACTCCAGCAGAACGCGCAGCGGAAGATCAACGTATTGCTCAGATGGAAATTGATCTGGCTCGTGATGCTGAAGACGCTGCAAATCGCCGCTTATCATCTGACCATTACGCTGGTTGGTAATTTAACCACCCGGGGAAACCCGGGTTAACAATATGAACTCAATAGATCCCCACGAAGCAATTAACTACATGATCCGGCACTCTGCTGAATACGCACAGGCCAAGGCTCAGGTTACCTACCTTGAAGAATTCCGCAAAAGCAAGAAAGCAATGTTGTTCTCTGTAGCAATGGGGAACACTATTGCCGACAAGGATAACTATGCTTACAGTCATCCAGAGTATCTAGCGGTGCTGGACGGGCTTAAGGAGGCCGTAGAGAAGGCAGAAACGCTTAGGTGGATGTTGGTAGCAGCACAGGCCAGAATCGATGTCTGGCGCTCACAGGAAGCATCTAATCGCGGTATAGATAGATCAACTCAATAAGAGGATAATATGAACGACACAAACATAGTAGATGATAGCAATCTAGCGCAATGTTGCTTTTGTGGATTTATAGATGATTGGGATGAGATACCTAAAGGCAAATGCTCGTTTACAGAAGATACTCTTACTGAGTGTCCAGAGTGCGGTGACGTAGACGGATTCGCCGACTATGATCCAACGAACATTGCTCGACAGCAGCGAATTGCCGCTAACCTTGCGAAAGTTAACGGATCAGGACATTGAGGAAATCGGGTTGCAGTCGTTCGGCAATCTTTGGTACTACTACCCAGACCAGATAAAACACATAGTAAAGCTGGCTCAGAAGCGGCTAGAGGGTAAAAATCGTGCGTAAAAGAGAAGCACAATACTTGTCAAAAGTTGCAGACATTGGCTGTATAATCTGCTATAGGGCAGGTTATCCCGGTACTTTGGCAGAGATTCACCATATCCGAGGCTTGGGTTTGGGGATGGGGGTAAGGAACTCGCATTACAACGTCCTGCCGCTTTGTCCAGAGCACCACAGGGGTAACACTGGATATCACGGTTTAGGCCGTAAAGCCTTTGAGAGAGCCTACGGTATTACCGAACAGGAACTGCAATTACAACTAGAGGAATTGCTTAATGAAGAAGACCAAAGCAGCCAAGAAAGTAGCGAAAGTTATGCGTGAGTATGGCAAGGGTGAGCTGCATAGCGGTAAGGGTGGCCCAGTGGTCAAGTCTCAAAAGCAAGCAGTCGCAATCGCACTTAGCGAGGCAAAAATGCCTATGCGCGGTTCTCGTACAGCTAAGAACAAGGCCAAGAAATGAAGGCCGGTCTCTATAGCAACATCAATGCTAAACGCAAGCGCATAGCCGAGGGTTCTGGCGAGAAGATGAAGAAGCCGGGAACTAAGGGCGCTCCTACTAAAGCCGACTTCAAGCAAGCGGCTAAGACAGCTAAGACAGCTATGCCTGTTCGTGGTTCCCGTACAGCTAAGAATAAAGCCAAGAAATAATGGCTGGCTTACTATCTGCACCTGCTGCCTCAATGGATGGCTCAATTTTTGTTGAAGCCGCTAGAAAGTTTGGGTTGCCCACTGACAACGATACGCTTAATAAAATCGTTGCAATGGTTAATCTTGGCGAATCTCCAGAAGTTGCTGCACAAAAACTATCTAGTATGGGTCTGTTAAGCCCCGGCGCTGGTTCAATGTTGCGTATTGATAAAACTCCCAAAGGCGCTGGATACTTTGGCGTTCTTAAAGGTATTGCTGGTGATATTAAAGGTATGGATGTAACAGAGCTTAGTGCAGATTCTGATATTAATGGGCAACGTGTCTTGTATCCATTGGTTGTTCCTACATTAAGTAAGCAAGAACTTAATATGTTGCTTTCTGGTAAAAAGCCGACTGATTCTATTTATCAAAAGGCAGAGGAGTTTGCCATGCAAAGATTAAAAGATGGATTACCTACGTTTGCAAGGCCGGGAGAAATATTCCCTGTGCCAAAAGGGAAGAAATGAAACCTTGTCCTAAAGTCTGTTCAGACATCCAGCTCAACCTGAAAAATCGGGATTGGGCTTTCAAGAACGTAGGCTACGGCCCGGCAAACCCAGAGGAACCTGAAGACTTCTGGGATAAACGTGCTGTGGAATGGGCTACGACTCCAGACAATGCACAGACAATGCGCTGTGGTAACTGTGCTGCATTTATCCAGACTCCTGAGATGATGGAATGTATTATCAAGGGCATTCAGGGTGAGGAATCAGACGCTGAGACTTACGCTAATGAGGTAGTAGCAGAGGCAGAGTTGGGCTACTGTGAGTTGTTCGAGTTCAAGTGTGCGGCTGATCGTACCTGTTCTGCGTGGTTGGTAGGTGGCCCAATAACTGAGCCTATGACCAATAAGCAGAAGACAATGCTCAAGATGGCAAAGATGGAGAGCGAGGAAGAATATGGCAGCAGCATGGACGAAGAAGACGGGGAAGAATCCTAAGGGTGGGTTAAACGAGAAGGGACGCAAGTCTTACGAGGCTGAGAATCCCGGCTATAACCTGAAGGCTCCTGTTAAGTCTGGAGACAATCCTAGAAGGGCTAGTTTCCTAGCTCGTATGGGCAATATGCCCGGCCCTGAGACAAAGCCTAACGGTGAACCTACGCGCCTACTGTTATCCCTGAAGGCATGGGGAGCTAGCAGTAAGGCAGATGCTAAGAAGAAAGCCGCAGCAATATCTGCTCGAAACAAAAAGAAATAGAGGCATTTTATGGCTAATTCAATTGATGATTTCTTTAAGGCAATAGCTAATGCCATAGTTGGTGGTGGTGTTCAGGCTTATGGCGCTGTTGCTGATCGTAGCCAGATGCCATCGAACAAACGCCTGTATTTGGAAACATTTGCCGATAAAAACCAAATGCCGATTACGGAAAAGAATTTCACGCAAGCAGAATTAGCTACGATTGGTGAGTTAATTAAGGCAAAGCAAGCTGCTAACCCTAATGCTCCGACAGGATATGTCCAATATAAGGATTACGCTAAATTTATTACCCCAGAACAAATGTCTACTGTTGCTGGTGTTAGTGCTGGCGGCGCTAATCCTTACGAAAACATCAGGACATCATTAGGTCAGTTCAATTATGTTGTTGATCCTAAGACTGGTAACGTCATGGTTAAGGATGTATATGACTTTAACCCAGTTAAGGGTGGCAAGTATCAAGCTGAATCCCGTGGCGATTATTTGTCTAAAACACCTAGCCTTACGAATATAGCAAGGATTTACGGCGAGGCAATGATGCCAGAAGGATCAGGCAAAGGTAGGCAGGTGCAAGTTCAGATACCCGGATTGTTAGGCCGATAACAAAAGTGATATTAAATTTAGGCTCCGGTAAGGACTGGAGGGAAGACTGCCTAAACTCCGACATTCAGGAAAGGGTAAATCCTGACTGGTGTTGCGACATTTCAAAGGTTCAATGGGGTCAGATACTTGAGACTCGATTCGGACAGATCAAGATAAGACCAGAGATATTTGACACTATTTTAGCTAACGATGTTCTGGAGCATATTCCAGACTTGGTTAGCGCCATGAGGAACTGTCGAGACCTGCTAATCCCGAACGGGAAATTTATTATTTCTGTTCCGTATGAATTAAGCCTTGGCGCATGGCAAGATCCGACTCATGTACGGGCATTTAATGAGAACAGTTGGCTCTACTACACTGACTGGTGCTGGTATTTGGGGTGGGACTCTGGATTTAAGTTAACAGAGCTGAGTTTTAACTTATCAGTGCTGGGCACAGAAATGTCTGAATCTGGACTTCCCGATCAGGAAATTCTTAGAACGCCAAGAGCAGTCGATTCTATGAAGGTGGTTTTGTGCAAGCAATAGTCATCTGTACGGTAAACAATCCCGGTGTAACTGTATTGCTGGAGAGTATAAGAATCTACTCCCCTACGATGCCTGTATACCTATCTGGGAATAGTCTGGAGCTTTGGCATAGGGCTAAAAGTATCTTGCCTAACTTGGTCTGGAGGCCAAATCAGGCTGAAAACTTCGGCGATGCCTACAATGTAGCTGCTGACTACGCTTTTGAGCATGGGAAATACGACTCGGTAATCCTCAGTAATGACGATGTGGTATTAAATCCTGACACCATTAGGAAGCTAACGCACGACACGCAAATTCTGGAATCTAATGCCGTAAATTACGGATTCATAGGGGCAAGATCAGACTATATATTGCCAGACCAAAACATTAGGTTCCCTGTAGAAGAAGACGAAAAAGCCGGGTTAAAGTGGGCTAGCGAAGAATACATAAAGCCAACAGGTGTAATCGCTCCGATATTTGCGGTGATTAACAAGAAGGCATGGGATACAGCTAAGTTTCCGAGCACGAATTGGTATTCCGATAATATAATATGCCATGACCTGCAAAAAGCGGGGTTTGAGCATTTCGTATCAAGGGCTTATGTGCATCACGCAGGAAGCCAGACAGTAGGATATGACTACAAGAAATGCCATGAGGAACCACGAGAGTGGATAAAGGCTAACAGACCGGATATATACGAGGCATTTTATGGGACTACTAACGCCAGTTGAGCAAGAGGCACAAAAGACTTTTGGCATGGTTCCAATGGAGGAACGGCTAAGTATTCTTCCTCGTTATAGTTCTGCTCAAGGGTTGATTGCTCCACAGTTTATTTATGATCTTGCAAAGGCTTTCGTTTCTCCTTATGTTGCAATGCAAGGGAAGCAGGTTACTCCAGAAGAATCATTGAATGTTGCTATGAGTGCTATGGGAGGGTCTTCCGTTGGATCTGCCCCTAAAGGTGCGCTGCGTAGTGGAATTACAAGGGAAGTTGAATTTGATCCAAGATTTGATAAAAGGGTAAAAGAGCAACAAAAATTAAAAGAATTAAGAACAGTTGTTGAGCCTACTGCTCAAATAAATATTCCAACTGTTAATTTAACTCAATTTGAGGGTAGGCCATTTATAACATCAATGTCCGACAGAACTGCTGCTGGTGGTAAATTAACTAAGATAAATGATGTTATTTTAGAAAGACCAGTTGGGTTGCTTGGCGGTCAAGATTATATGTTTTATACGCCCGGACAAGTATGGGCATCTAATCCCGGCCCAGTTAAGCAGATAATGGAAAATGCCCAAGTAATAAAACAAGTTACAGGGCAAAATCCGATATACATGCCTTGGAGAATGGCTCCAACTGGTAGTGATTTTGCTACTATGACTGGCGAAACAATGTTGTCTTATGCAAATAGTTCATTGAATAAAAAAGAAATATCTAAAGTAGATAAGGAAATAAAAACATTTATTCCAGATTGGAAAGGTTTGGCTTCAAGTGAGAGTGTTGCTCAATTTGAGAAAAAGCCAGACAGAATAAGAAAAGCAATAAAGAAACAATTAGATAAAAAATTTAGGGAATCTGGTGGGTTAGGTATTGGTGAGGCTAGGCTTGCTATTGCAGATCCAAAGCAGTTATCTGCTCAAGAGTCTGGAATTATGAATGTTGGTGAAATATTTGCTGATAGACCAGTAATAATGCAATCAGGTCATCCATCTTATCTTAGAGGGATTCCGGGGCAAGGCTTAGGCAGACTACAAGAGAACAGGACTATTTTTGAGTTATTGCCACAAGTAGTGCGCGAAAGAAATATTATTGATCCTAGAAGTCCAAGTCAATCAGACATAAGGGCTTTACAAATGAAGCCTTATGCTGGAGTAATTGACGCAAAACTACTCAAGGCGCTTGGTTATTAAATAGGTAAGAATTGTTAAATTTTTCTGCAATAGGTTGCCCGTAGCGGTTAAATAGCCATTCTTTTACGGCTTCTGGTGTAGTGGATTCAATGCCAGAAACCATGCAATATGTCTCATGTACAACAAGAGCTTCAAATATATCTTTAGGCATCTTTACTTCAGTATTTACGATAGGTGACATATTTCCTCCAAGTGGAATATTATTATACCTGAGTATTAATTGTACGCAACAAGTTTAGTCGGCATGACATCCAAAGGATAATGCAATTATGGAAACAGATAACGATTTTAAAACGCCAGAAATCGGCAAAGGACTAGCAGGGCCGGGTAGACCTAAAGGAATGCCTAACAAGTCTACTAGTGTCGTAAGAGAAGCTATAGCTAACCTACTAGAGCGCAATGCTCCTAACATGGATAGATGGCTTAATGAGGTAGCTGATAAGGATCCTCATAAGGCATTGGACATTATCCAGAAGCTCTCTGAGTACCATATCCCTAAGCTAGCTAGGACTGAGGTAACAGGTCTTGATGGCGCACCTCAACAGCATGTGGTTACATGGCAGAAGTAATCGAGATTGCCTACAAGCCAAGGGATCAGCAGCTAAAGATCCATGAGGCAGTAGATAACCACAGGTTTACGGTTGTAGTGGCTCATCGTCGTATGGGCAAGACTGTAAGCGCTATCAACCATCTGATAAAGGCTG